CCATAATCAGGCATAGAAAAGCCTAATAAGAAGTAATTATCTTCAAATAGTATTTCGCCTTTAATTTCATTATAAAGTTTCTTAGAAACGTTCTTATTGCTTTTTGAAAGGTTGCTACGTGCTTGTTGAATAACATATTTTTTATATGCTTCTAATACTTCTTTTGTTGATGTTAAATTATTAGCATTCATTTTCGCAACTTGTCATTTCATTTGACACCATTACATCAAACGTAACAGTCCAACCGGCTATTTTGTTTTCAAATCTATCTACGAATGGCTCACAATTTGGTGCGCCTTCTAATTGATACAAGTCATCATATAAACTACCACGTCTTAACACTTCTAACAGTCTATTAATGACCATTAATTGCGTATGTAACACATCTTGTTCATTATCGTTAGTTAAAAATTGGTCAGTGTTTTCTGTTTTACTAAAGTCAACTACATCCATACATAATACAGATATATTAAACAACCAAGTGTTACCATTGTATTGAGCATTGTTAACTATAATATGCGACAAAGGAAATATAGTTTGCTTGTTTAAATCAATTTCAAATATATCACCCGAAGAAACTGTATTAACAAAAGCATCTTTGTATAGTTGGTCTTTTATTGCAGTTGTTATTTGGTAAAATCCTTTCATTATCTTTTAATTAAATCCATTTCTAATTCGTTCTTTTCTTTTTCAAATGTTAAATAAGTTAATGCAACTGAAAGTCTAAGTTTGGAAATATCGTCAAATCTTCTAACGTCTCCTTGAGCAAGAGCATAGAATGATGAATACCAACCCCATTTACTTCCAAATTGTGATTGTTTGCTATATTCTGAAACTCCTTGTTGTTCTCCAAATAATGAACTGTAGATTTCAGTAACTCGTTGCCTAAACGATAAAAAAAAACTACTGCGCCAAGTACAACATCAACCGGTGCATATTTCATAACATCGCAATAGGTATAACTACCGTTGTAATCTTCTATTTGATATTTATCTTTAACCTTATTTGTTATCGGTCTATACAATACTGCCATTGCATTGTTCATCATATCCCAATTGGTAATGTACTTATCTAAATCAGTATATTCGCCTAATGTTATTTCATCAAGGTTAGGTATAAAACCAAATTCTGTATTACCTAATTTAAAAGTTCTTTTTAATTCATAATTTTGTGTGAATAGATTTGATAGGTTAGTTGTTATTTCATTAACATCCTTATAGCTTATTTGCGCTACATTCTTTAAATCTATATTACAAAATATTTCAACCATCTTGTGTTGAAGGAAATCACCATCAGGATTATCTTTAGCTATTTGTAAAAACTTTTGATATTGTTCTAATGATATTTCATTTAAACTTGTTGGTACTGTAATCTTTAATTTCATTGTTTTTTATTTAAAAATAAAATATACTTGATATTGTATTAAACAAAAAAAAGACAACCATTTCTGATTGTCTTCTTCCAATTAATAACCTAACCTAATCTAAACCATTTCTTCTATACTTTCTATTCTTCTGTAGCTTTTATTCATATCTAAAAACTTTTTCATTGCATCTGTTTCGTTTAATGCTTCTATAATAATTTCTATATCTGTACTTTCATCATTTCTTTCTGCCCAATAGGTAACTAAATATTTTGTCATATATGTTTTCATTTGTTTATTATTTGATACAAATCTAACTATATTGTTTTAAATATAATACATTTTAACATTTATTTAACATAGTAACTTATAAGTTACGCATCAAAGTTTTCATCGTACATCATTCCAATATGCAAATCAATTAAAGCTAATGACTTTCTTTTTATTTCTCTAATCTTAAAAGCATCTTCTTTAGATATCATTCCGGTATCAAATCCTTCAACTGCATTTAAAGCCTGATTACACATAGATATTATTTCATACCTTGTATCTGCTGCTTCAAATTCCATATTGTCAAATATATCTTCTTCTTCTGTCATATCAAATATTGTGATGCTATATTATACATTTGTTGCATTAGTTTAATTTCGCCTACAGTTCTTGGTAAGTTAATATTTACTTCTTTACCGGTACGATGATGAATGTAACATTGTATTGTTGCTATTATTTGTCCGTAACTCATTAGTAAATAAAATAGTTCCCTTTATGTGGGTTTTCTAATTGACTTGTTATAGCGTAACGCATAGCATCAATTGCGTGATTGTAAGCATCTATTGGCCTATTCATTTTAATACCGGTTTTATCTGTTTGCCAAATGTAGTTTCTTAGTTCGTTAATTAAGTTCTTACTTCTGCTTGTTACATAAACCTTATTCTGATTGATTAAATTCAAGCCAAATAAGATACTATCTTTTCCTTTACTTACCGGTAACACATTGTGACCGTAACTGTTTAACTCAGCTATTGATTTTGGCTCAGCACTATCAGCGTAAACAATTTCGTTTACATTATTAGCTTTTAACAAATTAGATATTTCACTATTCAATAAACCTTTTTTGTAAATGACTTCATCAAATATGTAAGCATCATTATATTTATACATAGTTACTAAACTTGTCGGGTCGTTACTGTAACCAAAGTCCATTCCGTAACATAGTATTCTTGCATCTTGTGGTAAATCTATTTCTTGCCAATCAGTTATACATACACCTTCTAAGCTACCGGTCTGACCTAAACCATAAACTTGCCACCAATTGGCCCAATATGTAGAAGTCAATGCTTTTATTTTAGCTGCTTCTATTTCTTGAACTATTGTTTCAGATAATGCTTCGTTATCTAAATACGTAAGCGTTATAAAGTCTACATCTGATTGCGTTAATATTTCTTTATCAACCCAAAATGCTGAAGTAGGATTATAGTCTAACCAAATATCACCACTTGTTCTAATAGCTAATTGATAGTAACTTTCAAAGTCTATATTGTTGCACTCATTTACATAAAGAATGTTTCTTCTTGCACCTCTTAACTTATCAGGTTGGTCTACACTAAAGAACTCAATATAACTACCATTAGCAAATGTATACTTTAATGTACTTTTATTAAAGTTAGCATCAGTATACCTACCTAAAGCCATTATAATCTTTAAGAAGTCTTTTAATGCGCCTCTACGTAAATGTGGTATTGATTCAGATACTACACTAATTTCAAGCATTGGTTCTTTTATTGCTTTATCAATAAGTAAAGGCAGAATGCCAAAGGTTTTACCCGCTGACGTTCCGCCTCTAATTACTTTAATACGTCGCTTTAAACGCAATAACTTTTTAATTGCAGTAGTAAGTATAAACTCCATAAGATAATGCCTTAAACTTCGTCTAAATCAATATTAAAGATAGGTTGTTCACCTACAACTGTTATGTCTTTTGTTTCTCTTGGTTTACCGGCATAGTAATTATAAAACAATTGTGTAAATTTAAAATCACCGTTTGCTAATCCTTTTTCTAATGCTGCAAATGCTAATGGTTCTAATGGAGTAAGTTTTTCAATCAATGCTACTTCTTCCGCTTTAGGTTTTCTTCCGGCAGTTGTATGACCACCATTATATTTTCGTTTATCTTCCATAATTATAAAAAATTATTATTAAATTAAAAATAAACAAATTTGTTTACTGTTTATTTAGATAGTACTTATGCCAAAATATTCTTAATCCTTTTGGAATAGTTGACCAAGTATACAAAGGTACATCTGATTCTTGACCTTCATTCATTTTATTTATTATCTTTTGTTTCATAATCTTATTTCTATTTTTTGCGTTGGACAACTCATTTTGTGTACTCCATTTGTTTGGTGACAATATTCGCATTCTATTTCCCAAAAGTAATTACATTGTAAGTCTTTATTTGGTGGTTTATTAAAATACGATTGTCTAAATTTACTTGGCTCTGCTTTGTATCTATAACATAATTGTTTTAACTCGCAGTCATTTCCTGAACACATTGTTATATCGGGCATATTATTTGTTTTTATATAGTTTACCTAATTCAATTGCTATTTCTTTCCATTCATCATAACCTTGTTTAATATAACCACTAACTATAAATCTATTGTAGTCTTTTGTGTATTTATTAAATAGTATGTTTGCTCTATATTGTGGTGTCATTATCTATAAATTCTTTAAAACCTTCAACTATTGTTTCTTTATCAAATCCATTGCTTATTAACATACCTTGTAATGC